TAAGGAAACTCCAATACGAAGCCCATAACCCCATGATTTCCACCAAGCAACCATCCCTCCGCTAAACAGTAATTTTTTTAAGTCAAACTTTTCATCACCCATTTTTTCCGTCTTTCATCTGCATTGCGATTAGCCTGTCAACTTTCGAATCAATCATTTTAAGATAATCGTAATTTCTTGCCGCACATTCTTCTAATCTTCCTATTCTTGATTCGTGGATTGAAAGAGTCGATGTCGTAATCCCAATAGAGCCATAGACATAATTTAGCCATCCTCCGAATGAAACGCTTATAACTATCGCAATTATTCCCATAATCCACATAATCACACGCCACTGCCCGTTCTTTCTTCTGTCTTCACCCTCGTAGTCTTTAGTCTTTACCATCATGTTTTACTCAAAGAATTCAAAGAATGTGTCACCGCCAACGACTATCACAATGGCGGTTCCGTTTAAATACCAGTTAACGGTTCTTGTTAATGACCCTGCACTTGCATCCATTACAGTCCCGCCAAATGCGTTATTGTCCTCGACTAGAGCATATCCAATACTTTGAGCAGTTGTCGCTTTAAACTTTGCACTTGTGGCAGAAACAGTCGAGTAAATCGTTACTCCTTCCGTATCCGTCCCTAGAACATTAAAAGAATCCGTAAATACGAATGAGTTCGTTGCTCCCCAGTTAGAAGAAGTGTTATTTAAAAGAGTCAACTGATTGAAAGTCGTGTTCCCGACAAGAGTTAGGCTTGACCCGTACCCACGAACGATTGAGGTTCCCCCCGTGAATGTCCCAGCGTTATTAAGTGACCCCGTAATCGTTAATGTGTTCGCTCCTAAAGATAATGTTGAGAAAATGTTGAGTTTATTATCAATGTTTAACGCTTCGGTAAGAGTCGTTGTTCCGTTTGAAATAGAAACAATATTTAAAGTATTAGCGGACGCATTGAGATTTCCGTTTGCGTTCATTATTAAAGTTGAACCGTCACGATTTAAAGTAAGGTTTGCCCCATTTAAACTAACATTTCCCTTGACAAGCCAAGTCCCGTTCCCCATTGAAATGGTCTTTGCAGTTGCGTCAGATGCGTCAACGCTTCCTACGTTTGCACCCCCTGCTCCAACTGTCAAATTCCCCTGAACCGTCAATGCACCGATAACATCCATTCTTGTTGTGGTTGTAACTAATCCCGCATAACTTGAATTGATAAAAATAAGTCCCATTGAATCGAGAATATCCCAAGTGCAGTTTCCAGTCCCGACATCCGTGAAGTAAACATAGTTCCCGCCAGTCGGAGTAGTAATCGTTGACCAGTTACTACTTAGAAGAGCAGAAGCAGTTGCGGCACTTCCAGTAAAGATATAGTTAACCGCAGTCCCAGTTGCCGTCCAATTTACCGTATTGCTAACCGACCCCGAAAGGTTTGTTACTGGAACGCCAACGGATGAGTCTATGTCAGTCGCATCAACGTATTGGACATCTTGAGATGACCCAAGTCTTAGAATCGCCCTCTGCCCAGAAGTTGTGGCGTTCATCACAACCCAAGTTCCTGCAGAACCGATAGCCGAAAAAGACCCCGTAACTACAAAGCCTCCAGATGATGCGAATGTTGCCGTGTTTCCTGCTATAATCTCAAGGTTATTGAATGTAGTGTTTCCTACAAATATCGTCATGATGTCACCACGACTTTTCCAGTTCCAGGAGTGAAAGTTCCATTATTTATGAAATCCCCTTTCAACATCAGCGTGTTTGAGCCAAGTGCTAGGGTGCTTGATGCGTTAATCGTGAGCGTGTTGCCGACGATCATGTTCCCCGTCAGCGTTACCGTCCCCGCATAAATATTGACCTTGTAAAATGACATCGTTCCTGAATCGACGTTTTGGGTCGCACCGAAATACGCCGTAATTCCGTGAGTCGTCCAATCAACCGTTCCGCTGACGTATGTGAATCCTCCTCTGAAATCTATATGCTCATCATACTCAGAGTCCATCGTCACGGTGCCGCCAGTTGATTCAATGATGAATGGATTTTGAATATATCTCGTTCCTACCCCACGAGTATTGATATTCAGAAGTTGATCGCCCGATCCATCTACTTTATATGTCGTTGTTCCAAAAAGCGTAAACGTGGTATTCGTCCCGCCACCGTTATAATCTCCTTTAATGTGCATAGTGTAGCCATTCCAAGTGTAGGAAAATCCACTCGCACCGGGGGATGTCACATCGTTGGTTATAGTGATGTCACTTGTTAATGTGACGACAATCCCATTTGTTTGAGCAATCGTATACCAATCAATCCCATCCGTGTTAAGGGTGCAGGAGCCAACAATCGAGAGTGTGCTTGTTCCCGCATCGACCGTTCCTGCGGTGTAGGTGAGGGTTCCGGTATCGTATTTAATAATTCCAGATAATGTAAGAGTCCCCCCTGTGTTTATTGTCCAATTTGTTGATATTGTTCCAGAATTTCCGGTAAGCGTTCCAGTTCCATCATAAAGAAGAGTTGCTGATCCGGCTAAAACCGATGTCTCATTTCCGAGAGTTATACCAGCCGACGCTTTGATGCTATTTGAGTTTACCGTTGCGGTAAACCCACTTCCAATGGTCAGCGTTCCATCGACGTTTAAGTCATCACCAAGCGTATAGGTCTTTGTTGCTCCAAACGTAAATCCAGAAAATGCTTTCCCACCTGTCTTTATCGTTGAAGTCTCATTGACGGTAACCGTAGACGTTGAAGGCGTAAACGTCATCCCTGAACTCAGCTGTATGTTCCCAGAAACAGTCCAAGTCCCCTCCCCCATATCGAGAGTTTTCGACGTTGCTCCGTTCGCAAGAATACCTGTTGCGGTTACATTAAATCCATTCGCATCATAGACAAGTGCCATAGGCTACCCCGTTGAATCAAAGATAAAATATCCAGATAACGTAAGATTCGCAGTCTGCGTAATCTGTGCGTTATAGGATGAGTTAATTAGCATTGAAGAAATCGCATTGGTAATGTCCCAAATGCAAGGCATTGTCCCTGCATTAAACACAGCAACATGCCCATTTGAGCCTGGAGCAATCCCACCAATCCAGTTTGCAGAGGTCGATGCCTTAGAGTCCGCACCGCCACTTGTTGAACACCAAACAATATCGACTGACATTATCCCACCGAAACGGTTGGAATCGGTTTGTTTACTTGCTTGTCAGTGTCAGGTTTCACTTTAGAGTCAATTAAGGCTTCAGCCTCTTTCTTCTTCTTAATCGTTTCAGCACGGTTTTTTAGACCAACTAAAACATCATCATAAGTCTTCGGTCGGAAAATCGGAACCTCGGCAGTCTCGACAAGCGTCACGCCGTCATAATATTCGGTCTTTACGAAAAGAGTGTCACCGTCTTTCCGAGTTTCTTTAATCTTTAACTCCCAAGCCATTTCAATCCTCCTTTAAACAAAGTAAACGAATCCAGTTCCAGCGGTTAATGTTTTAACTCGAAATTTCTCGAACTCAACCGGAATTCCAAATCGTAAATTAGTAACGCTCGGATTGCTAACAGGAGACTGCATCATAACAACAACGGTCGAAGTCTCAGGGTACATCGTTAGTTCCATCTTTGAATTTGAGTCAGCCCCGTAGAAAGCAATCGTTGTAACTTCAGCCGAACCACCCCCTGGCGTACTAGCAAGTCCGAGGGAATTGATTACCAAAACATTCCCTACAATGTCATTCGCCATTAAAATTCTCCTATACTTGTATTTTCCTGCCCTCGGCTTGTCTCATGCCATAGGCCGTCAGTTTTTGAATAGATTAGGTTCAGAATCGACCCTGAACTCATTTGGAATCCTTTGCGAAGACTTAGACCGTTTCCATTGATGAGAGTAACGCCGGAATCAACGCATTGGATTATTAAAGTCTGTTCGTGTAACGCACCCGCCCCCACCTGTGGATTTGACGCTAAAACCATCGCTGAATTAGAACCACTCACATAAATCCAGTTCTGCATGGCGATATTATTTAAGTCAGCCATCGAGGGAATCCCAGGAATCGTAGAAGCAGTTGTTAGATAGTAAGTCTTCATCTGATTCTCAGTAGGAGTCTCGTAACTCGTTGAGTTAGCACGAACATCCCCAGGAGACACTTCACCCTCGCCGCCCAATGATTTGTCGGACGGCGGAGGAGTGTCGTACTCATCGACCGAGACGAGGCTTCCTTTGTCTCTAAGAAGTTCGACCTCTTTGTGTGTGAAGCCGCTACGGTCGGAGTCACGCTTTTTAAAGCGATAACTTCTTCCCACGTTTACACACCGGCAACGCTATTGACCACGTTCCAAATAACAGGACTTGAAGAAACACAAACTAACTTCAATGCACCGTCAGTAGCGGGAATAACAACCTGTGCGGTGTTAATTCTGATGTTTCCATCAGTCATAACATACACAACTCCCGTTCCAGCGGACACGTTCATTAGCGTGATTTCCTGCCCGACATACCCGCCCGAAATCGAGCGAACCGTTAACCCTACCATCGTAGTCGCAAGAGCATAAATCGAAGTGTCGTTATTGACTACGAGATTGTAGGTGTTTCCAGACGCAAGAGTTTTCGTATTGGCGTTTGCAGTTTTGTTTCGGCTATCGAAAATCTGATACCAGGCAGACCCGTGATAGACAAACCCAGCGGCATCGCCAGCACCGTATGGAATAACATCATCGGAAACCTTAACCGCCGTGCTTTTCGCAATGGTCGTTTTCGAGTCAAGAAAGATAACGTTAATTACCTTCCCCTCATAACAGCCAGGAGTCTGCGAATTAGCCTGAAGATCAAAGTGTGCGATTTTCGTAGCTGTAGCGTTGTTCGTGTAGAACAGCGTCCCGCCCGTAACATCGGGACTTGTGTCCCCGCTTGCAAAAACACCGTTAGAACTAGCGTAGAAATTCATGTACTTCCCGAACGCTAGATTTGTTAACCTTGTTGCATCACCCATTTAATTTCTCCTTTCGGAAGGCAGGAGGGGGATTGGTTACCCCCTCCACCGACACTTCCTATTAGATTGTTTAGGCTCCACTTGAATGATAGATGTTGCTAGGTTTATTGCACTCAACGGAGAAACGGCAAGTACCCTTAAAGCGAAAATCCCCGGTATCAAAATCCCCGTCATTGGCGAAAGCGACCTTACGCCGCATATACGCAATAATCCCACCGTCAGAATGAGGAGGCTCAGCGATTAGCGTAAAAGCATCAGTATCCGTGTAGAACGGGCTGACCATCGGCTGAAGTCCCCATTTGCGAATGGAATTAACGCTGTTATTTGCGGTTTCCGGATCGTATGTCGATTCCAAAAGCTCGTAGGTCTTCCAGGCATTGTTAGGATGCACAAGAATGTACTTCGGCTTTATGATCTGATACTTTCCAGAATCGTCCTTGGTCGTAATGAAATTATCAATCGCCGTCTGAAGAGTCGTTGCGGACAGATCAGCGGAAGGCGAAAGAAGGTTTGACCAAGTCCCGCCACGAAGAGAAATATGGCTCCCCGAAAAAAGGGCAAGCCCGTCTCCGGCGGTATGATAAGTAGTCGCTGTCCCGTTATTGAACATATCGTGGACGAGGACTTCAAACAATTCCGCAAAAGATGCACCGATTTCCTTCGTCTGAGATTCCATCTGAGTCGGAATATCAGGATAAAGGCAATCTTCGATCATTTCCTCCGTGATTCGAGTCGCTAGACCGTAAGTACGGTGAGTCCAGCGTTTTGTCGGGCCTTGCACGAAATCGTCATAAGCGACCTCTTTGCCTTCAGGCTTCAGGACGGGCATCCCCAATCCACCGAAATACGCACTCTCTTCGTACGCACGTTTACTCGTTTTTACCGAACACAACTGCTTCCAGATGGCTTCCTTGGATTTCCTCTCAAACGCATCAACTGCGAAGGAGAAAAGCCCAGGAACCACCGACTTATTAAACTGGCTTCTATTCATGGTTTTCTCCTCTTAGATTGCAGTGTTAGTAGGATTTCCGCCCAATCTGTGATGCCCAATTTTCACTATCGCCTTGCAATAGTTTAAAGCACCAGTATTAAGCGTTCCATCTGAGTTAATATTATCAGCGAGATTTACGATCTGTAAGCATCCACCAGTGTCAGCGGCAGAGTCACTCGTTAAAAGCTCGGCAGTTGAATAACCCGTTACCGAGTTTCCAGCCGAACTTCTATGCGTGAATCTGCAATACTGTCCGATATCAGCCTGAGAAATCGTTCCGCTCGTGTCCGCCTGAATCGTAAAAAGTTGATTCGGGTCATCCGCAATCGCAACATACGCATCCTTATTCGAAGGCAAATATCCAGCCTGACTAAGGTCTGTCATACCGGACGGGACACCTGCTTTGTTCGCATCGAGAAAACCGAGAGCAGGGCCTAAAACGAAAGTATTATCAGCCGCAGTAGTCGCTCTGACGCACCCTCCGTTTGAGTCCAAGTCCATCGGCTCACCGATGTAGATTCCATCACCAGTAGCGGCGGTCGTCAGCTTGTAGTAGTTAACCCTCGTGTTTCCGTAAGGATACCCCACAGGCAGAAGTCCACCCCTGGCCGCAATCACATCATCATTAGCCATAAAACTTCCTCCTTAAATCATTATCACTCGTTCATCTTCTGAATCAGTTGGCTTATAGAAGTCAGGATTGTCTTTGTGCTTCTCGAATGTCGATGTTACCATCTCCTTGGAGCGAATCCCTGGAGCCGCCCTCAACGCCTCTGCCTTTGCTTTCGGCATGAACGCCAAGATATTGTCTCCACGCTCGACTCCGCCGTTTACAGAAAGACGATAAGACGGTAGCTCTGGAAAATGTGATCTATTCACCAGAACCCACCCTCTAACATTACACGCTTCGTCCAAAGCTCTCGATGATTTAAAAATCCATCTGAACGCATACCTTGTAAGGTACGGAACAAGCTCATCGGGCAATGACAAGCGGTGCTTCCCGTCACCTCTTTTGGGCTCGACTTTAATGTCAACTTCCTCTAAGGTCTTAGGCTGTGCCTTCATCCTTTCGTGGATATGTGCATCAATCTCACTCAAAAGAACTGTCGGTCTTACATCTTCCTGAACGACTTCGATTTTCTTAACAGGCTGGGGCTCTGGTGCAACCACCACGACATCCCCGTTCTTTTTAGAAAACTTGTCAAACGGATTGGTACTCATACAGACACTCCTTCTCTGTATCCTTCTTTGGAAATCTTTCGCATCTCTGCGTACTTTCCAAACGGGATACCTCTTGTTTCGCAGAACTCTTTTTCATCCTGAGTCAAAACGATGACATTATCGTTTCTGACTGGAGCTTTCGGCGTTGCACTGACTGCACCGACTCTCGCCCTTCGATTGACTTCTTCGTCAATCTTGGGCTCGACATAGTTCTTAACTGCGGCGGGAACTTTCCCGTTCGCCATAAGTTTCTGTTCCATTCGGTACATCGCAATCTCTGGACCTCTAGGGTTCCGAAGCAGTTGAGGGTCTTCGTTTACAACTTCAACATAAGTTTTGTACTCTTCCGTTGATTCGTTCTCGATGTTCGGATAACGGGATAAAACAAGTTTCCTTGATTTTTCGAGTTCGAGTTCCGATTCCCTTCGAGTCGCTTCAACCGTATTCTGTTGCTGAAGTTCCGCAAAGTATTCCTTTGCCGCTTCTTTCCCAAGAATCTTGACTGCCTTCTTCCAATCCTGATTGGCAATCTCATCGAGGTCATCCGTTGGCTTTTGTTCCTGAGCCTGCGGTTTCAAGGACTGATTCGCAAGAGCTTCCATGTCTTTCATTCTTTTCTCAAGCTGACGGGCTTGGTATCCGATTCTGCTTTCCATTCTTTTTAGTTCTTCGAATGAAAGAGAGAAATCTTGCGGTTCAGGTTTCCTGACTTCCTTAGAACCATCCAATGGTATTTCTACCGTTTTTTGGGGTTCTTGTTTCTCCACAATTACTTGTGGGTCTTTCTCGCCTTTCGGCGGTGTTTCCTTTTCGGACATCACGTTCTCCTTAGATTAACTTACTCAGCCTCAGACGAGTTGAGACTGGAATCAAGTCTATTAAACTCTCTCGTCAAAAGATTTATTCCGTCAATTACCCCCTGCTGATAAATCGCAGAGGACGAATCGTTAATACGGAGCTTGCCCGCTTTCTCCTTCTCTCTTGCTTTGCATAGCTCCTGCAAGCGGACCTGAAGTAGCTTCCATCCTGGATGATTGTCCAGGTCCCTCAGGGCCTCCCATAGATTCGCCTTGTTCTCCTCCGTCAGTAATTGCTCCACTTTTTCCACCTCCTGCGAATTTTTGCATTATTGACATCATCATCTGCATCATCTGTTGATGTTGCATAATGTGCTGTTGCGTAAATTGCGAAATCTGCATAGCTAAATGAGGCGGTAGTGCCGCCAGATTCGGGCTTTGCATCAGCTCCATGTGCTTCTGGATATGGAGCATGTGATTCTCCGTTAAGGTCGGGATTACTTTCTCGAAGTCTCCCTGAATGATTAAAGTGTTCTCATCGTCAGGGTCATCAATCATATCGTCCATCGGGGCGGGACCAATGTACTGCTCCGGCTCCTTCCCGTAAGACTTAATCAGGTCGTAGGTGACCTTATACATCTTTGCAGGGTTTGTCATAACAATCGGGTTCTGCAAAAGAATCGAGTAAAACATAGAGGCCAATTCCCGTTCGGCATTAACGCTTCCCATAGCAGGGTCGGGCAATAGATAGCAGTCGAACTCTCCTGATATCCCTTCTGCCGATAATTCGTTTGCCTCGAAAATTGGCTGATCGTCTTCGCCAAGGATTCGGTTCTCAAGCCCAGGCGGAATATTTAGCTGTAACACATCAAGATGCTGTTTTATAATTCTGGCCGCACCCTCTCTCATTCGCTCGGCAGGAACCTGAAACCTCTCAGATGCGGACTGCATAATTGCGTTCGTTCTTGTAGCAGTTCCAGACCCTCCGACAATCTCGGACTCTTTCCCCATTACATAACTGGAAGCGGCGGTAAGTCTTTCAATAAACTCAAGAACGAGCCGAATTGCGGCGATGAGCCTTTCAATGTTAATATTGAAGTCAGGGAAATAAACGCTCCTCGATGGGTCGGCAACGGCAATCAGCTTGTTCGGACCGATGGTGAGAGCTGGGGCATCAATATCCCCTTGCGGGTCATAGAACCCTGGGCGAAGTACAGACAATGTATTAGCATCCGTTAGCTGATTAAAGATCGCATCAATCTCTTCGGCGAGTTCCTTAATTGTTTCCAATGCTCCCTCACCATCGTTCTCGTATGGGCGATCAATGCGATTATCCGCTTTCGTGAAATCAAGTGGTCTTTTCCCTGACTTCGTTAGTTTATTAACTGGAATTCCGCTAAGGTAAACATCGTACTCTGGAGAAATCATTATTCGGACATCTTCCGCAAATCCGTCACCGTCTGCGTCATAGTTCCCGTACCACTTGAGAATCTTTACCTGAACATTTCTTAATTTAATGTTTCGTGTGGATTCAGCCTCGGCATCGGAAAGACCAGCCTGTGTCGGCCTCTCGTAAGGGAGTTTCTCTTTCAAAAGGTTCGTGATGTTTACAAACTTCCCTTCAAGCTCGCCTTGCTCAAGCTCACGGTAAAGATAGGTTTCCTCGATTACGACAGGCTCGTGCTGAATGTCCGTAGAGCCCTCCTGAAGAAAGTACTGGTCTTTTAGGTATGTATGAGAAGTCGAAGTCTCGATTGGGTCAATGACTCTCGTAGGAACCTGTTGCTCCATTACAGCAGGAGTCCCGTCAAGATTCATAAGCTGTTGTCCGTCAGGGCCGACAACGGGCTTTTGCTCGACACGCATCTCGGTCTTTCCAGTATCAACATACTCAACTTTCCAAGTCGTTTCGGTTAGGCCGTCCCCGTACCCCAAAATCACTTTCACCCAAACATCAAAAAACGCACGAAGCCTTGAATGAACGAAAATCCACCAGTTCATCAGCTTCGTGATTCTATCGGCCTTGAAAGCGTCAAGCCAGTTCTGCGGCTTCCATTTCGTTAAGTCCTCGTTATAAATTGTCGGAAACATTCTTGCGTGTAAAACATCAATGATTGCTTTTGCGATTCTAAGAGAGCGGTTCCCGCACATTTTCCATGGGATTGTCTTCGCTTCACGCCTTGAATTGTATAAGTCCTGAAGGTTTTTAAACCACTTATCGAAGTTTAGCTTCTCTCCTTTTGAGGTTAGGCCGTAATCCTTTTTCGTTCTGGCGTTCTTTGCGGCATCGTAGTCTTCCTTAACAATCGAGACAAATGTTCTCTCTAACGCTTCTGTCGTTGGAATCTGGACTCCGTTTTGAACAGGGGGAGCGGAGAACTGGTCTAACGGACTTCCCTGACTCGCTTGTAGTTCGTCACGAATGTCTCGACCCATTGTTATTTCTCCTCAAAAAAGTCAAACATGATATTCATGGATTGATTTGACTTTGCGGCGTTTGTGAACATCATCGTGTAAAGAGTTGCGGTATCCAATATAACTTCAGAGCCAGGGCTTACCTCACTCATCGACAATAAGACTCTACTCACTCCAGTTCCTCCAGCAGTCTGCCCGACAACATATCTATTTACTAGAGTCGTCCCAGTCGATGAAAAAGTTGCGTCCTTATACATAAGAGCTTTTGGAGTATTGGGAGATGATCTGTTTAAATTATACCCAGAAACAGAGGTTCCGCTTGTTGCAACGACAGGGTTCTCGCAGAAGGTAATATACATCGGCCCCTCCATGGAAAACTGACAGAAAGTATGAACGGCTCTATCTCCCGTGACGAATAGAAGTCTTTTTATCTCACCGTCCGTAATCCCCTGATAAAATAAAACGGTTCTAAACATCTCGCCTGCACAGACTTTACTTTGAATAAACGGCAGGTTTACTTGAGGAAGAGCATTTAAAACCCCGACTTTTGCCATATATCACCTATTTCTTTTTCTTTTTTTGACCTAGAGAAATCCCGAATCGACCCGCTTCTTCCTTTTCCTTCTCGATTAAGTAGTCGTAGATAATGTTTATTTGGTCTTGCCAAATAAGTTTATTCATCTCGTCCTTTGACGGTAATATCATTTTCTACCTCTTTTCTTTTTTCTTTTGCACGGCATAAAATTTACCTCCTATTATCATATTAACACAACAATGCTCAAAAAGAGTCACCTAGTCAAAAGTCTCTTCTGGAAGCATTTTATTTTCGTATTCCGCTCTTCCCTTTAAAGCTCTGATTTTCTGAAGATTCTCAAGTTGACGCAATCTCTCTCTTTCTATATCTTCATCGCTCATGTCCTTGTAATTGTTAACTTGAGTCATATAAACATTAGTATCTCCGAACTTCTTTGAGCCATCCAGCTCTTCCTTTGCGTCCTTTAGAACGGCCTGAGCGAGTCTTAGCTTTCCGTCTTCCTTGTGCTTTTCAAACATATCCTGAAGCTCCTCAAGTCTTTTTCTCTTGTTTGCAATCGGAACCTCCATAACTCCTTTTGTGTATTCCTCACGAAACCTGTTTACAATCGGCCTCCACTTGTCGGATTCCTTGTAGTGCCTTATCGCACTCATGTTTAGGGTCTTTCCGATCTCATTCTTACAGAATTTGTAAACTGCGTCATTTGTCTCGTATTGTGCGAACATCTTGCAAAGCATTAACTGCTCTTCGCTTGTTAGACGAGAGCGAGCCATTCTTTTCTCTTCTGGAGTTAACTCCGAGTCTTTTGCTTTCTTTTTCATAAGTCCTCCCTAGTATGGGGCTGTTTCAAGTTCGTGTAGCCTGTCCCGTGATTCCCGTAAAACTGCGTAGCGTGGCTTGCTGACGCATAAATACCTGATCGTATCGGCACCGTGATTCTCCTTGTCCTGCTCGACCTCCTTCGGGTTCTTCTTGTCCTTTGTGATGCCGGACCAGTCCTCAAACTGAAGGTTTTTCATGCTTCTGATCGTGGCGGGACATCGTCCTCTTGAGAAGAAGAGCTTCGGCATATTCAAAGCCGTTAAAGGCCTTGAATGATCCCAATGCAGGTACTCCCGAACGACCATGTGCCCTAGCTCTTTATCGTCTAGCCCTTCAAAGAACGGGCATCCGTATCTTGCAAGCTCCTGCATAACTGATAGGTTCCCGCCAGGGGTGTAGGGCTTCCTCCCGAAGTTCGGGTCGATAATCCTTCGTCTGACTTTATACCCTCGTTCTCTTTCGATTCTTAAAATATGCTTTGCTAAGTCCTCAAGCTCGCATCTAATCACCGACTCATGGTCAACGAAAATATCATCGTTCTTATTGACAAACGCCCAGATAACGTGGTGTGGAAGCCTGTCGTGCGGGTCAAGGACTGTAATCACAGGGTCTGGGAACTCGTACTTAATATCATCCATAATATGAGACTCGGAGAATTCTTTGTAAACCGCTCCTCTAAGGTGAAAGAATACCCCTCCTAAGCGGGTTTCACGGGTGTCCTCAGAAACCATCTTCTCGAATTCGGAGATGCTTTCCTCCGAGAGAATCTTGTTCCCTTCGACATCCTCCATGTTATCTCTCATCCTGACCTGAAACACCTCAATCGACTTTCCGTCCGCTTTGTCAATTAAATCCTCTTTCATCCACGGCTCGGTCAAAGGCGTGAAAGTAAGGATCGCAAGGCCACGCCTATCAATCAATCCTCTAAGAACTCCCTCAAACTTAGATTTTGATTGCGGCTCATCCCCCCAGAAGAAATCCCAGTCGGCGGACTCGTACGCTTCATTCGCCATCTCTAAAGTCAAAATATCAACCGTGCTTCCGTCAATACATTCAATTCTTGACATGTAACCGCCTCTTCGGACGATCTTGTAGTAGCCTTCGGGAAGAAGCCTTTTAATCTTCGGCTCGATGACCCTCGTAATAACGGGAAACTCTGTCGCACTAATCACCGCTTTAATCGGGCCCTTGAACCTGCGGGCTTTACTGAACCAATTAGGGTACTTTTTTGTTAGATGAAAACAAAGTTCGGCGGCCCCCCACATCGTTTTCCCGCTATTATGATGAATGGCTCCGCAAGCAAAATAATTATGATATTTCGGAACTGTAATATCCCATTTGACATCATACCTTAAACGTACTATACTTATTACCGCTTGAGAGTATTTACTTAAAAAGGAGGAATTTGAAACAGGAACTTTCTGGACACGTTCCAAATTGGACTGAGGCCGGAAAACTAAACATCCGACTTGGACTTCAGAAACGCTTTTCCATCCATCGGGAGTTAAAATCCTATGCGAAAGAGAACAGCTAAATTTAGAGCCATCAGATAAAGTTACCTCATATATCCAATCACTCCCTTTCTCGAAAGGTTTGCTAGCCTTAGCCTGTACCAGTCTTTCTCCGTTCCAAGCTAAGACATGAAACTCTTTTCCGATTGAGTCAATCCTAAAAGATTTACCTTCTACTGGGTCGTAAATCTCTGTCTCACCGCCCAAGCAACGGTTTCCACCGCTGTAAAGAATAGTCCTCGCATCGCTCTGGTGGGCTTTCTTCTGCATCGCATTGGGAACGTAATAATCAATCCCATTCTGTCGCCTGCGTCTAATACGCTCGTCCTCCAACATCGACAAACGCATCAAACTCTCTTCTTCTAACTTTTTATAGTATTCGTTATTTCTCATTATTTATATTTCTCATTATATATTCGCTCCACTCATTGTCTATTCGCTACACTCATTATCTATTCGTTTCACTCATAATCTTATCTTATCACAACATATCAAAAAAAGAGTCACCACTTACCACACTTTATTCCTAAAAATACAACTTCTAAAATTTCTATATATTGCTATAAATTGCTATGAGCGAAATTGTGTATCAATGCTTAATAACACTACATTACGCTATAGTTTATACCACTATTGATTATGGTGCTCCCCGTGTGTGAAAAACGTCCCTAAACCACAATCTGGGTACTTAAATCCCTTGGGGGTGGGAGTAGACATACTTAGATACGGGAGGGGATATATCAAAGTCAGCGTCATCGTTCCAGTCAATCTAACAGGGGTGGGGCTAAATATTATAGGACTCTGGCGGATCATCGGACGATTCACCACATCGCATATATCCCTATATAATTCAGCGACTTACGCCTGATATCGTTACATAATTTATATTATAGGACGATGGCTGATAGTGATTATGTAACATTATCGGAGCGGATGATTGATAGGCCGGGGATGGTAGATGAGTGATGATATATACATTCCCTTACGATCCGCTATCCTTACCTTGTCTTTCAATCTCTAGGTATTGCTATGTTAGCAATGCCCTTGCGGGCTGATACCGGCTTGATCCCGCCAATCCTACGCTATTGATTGATACACTATTAGTGGTATTTTTTCATTAGCACATACACAACGCCGTTTTATCAATAATTATCAAAACATAACACACTAGCAAAACATAACATTATATAACAGCTCTGAAAAAAT